TTAGGTTTAGAGAGTACAGGTGGATTTGAAACAATTAAGTTTGTAGAGAATAATGAGTGGTGTCAGAAAGTTTTAGCGAAAAATTTTCCTGGTGTACCAATTATAGGAGATATAAAAGATTATGAAGGACAAAAGGCAGATGTCGTTACTGGAGGATTCCCATGCCAACCTTTCTCCATTCCAGGTAAAAGAAAAGGAACAGATGACAATCGCCATCTCTGGTCAGAAATGTTACGAGTTATCAAAGCATCGAAACCAAGATGGTGTATTGGCGAAAATGTCAGGAATCTTACTTCAATCGAAAACGGCATGGTATTCGAGCAAGTGTGTACTGACTTGGAAAACGAAGGTTACGAAGTCCAATCGTTTATTATTCCTGCTTCAGCAGTCAATGCCCCACACCAAAGATACAGAGTGTGGATTATGGGTTGGAAGTCCGACAGCAGCGATGAGTGTCAGAAGCGAGAAGTTCAGGAAAGGAAGAACTCCGAGTCCTGCAGAACTAGCAGACTCAGTAAATTTAAAAACGAAAGTTGGTGGGGCGTTGAACCCAGCGTGGGTAGAGTGGCTAATGGGATATCCAGAAGGGTGGACAGATTTAAAGGACTAGGCAATGCTATCGTACCACAAATCGCATATCAAATAGGTTTAGCGATACTGGAGGCAGAAAATGAAACACAACAACGATTTTAAATTTGATTTAAAGGTTGGGGTAAAAGGTGAAAAGCTAGTTGGTGCTATGCTTGAGGGAGACAAGATAGAAGTCAAGAGTGAGCAGACAAAGATAGGTTCAAACTGGACTGTGAGTGGCAATCACTATGTCGAATATGAGAGCAGAGACAAGAAATCAGGGATAGCTCATACCGAATCTAAATGGTGGGTTGTAAACTTTATGGATGAAGACACCCATTGTTTTACAATTATTTTGCCAACAAACAAAATGAAAGAAATAGCTAGAAAGTATTATAGACAAAACAGGGTTGCTGATGGGGGTGATAAAGATACATCCAAAGGAGTTTTAGTTCCCATAGCATCCTTAATTAATCCTAGAAATTATATTGAAATGGAAAACAAAGATGATGTACCTGATTCTTTGAGTGATGAAGATATTATTAAATGGGCAATAGAAAGAAACAACGGAGGAGCAAATGAGTAGAACTTATAACACAAGATATTTTGAAGCCATTGAGGAGATAGAATCTTTAGGCGAGGATTATAACAGAGGTTATGCTATAAGATTATTGGTTGATGTTGGTATGCCGATGAGTGAGGCAACTGATTTCTGTGATGACTTAGAGGCTAGGGGCGATATGCTCCTTGATAACATGGCAGAGCAACAAAGAGAAGAGGGGAAGGAAGATGTCTAAGAACAAAGTGAGTCGTGCTATACGCAGACGCTATCAAGATGTGGTGTCGGTGGGCTGCATTATCTGCCGACTCTACTATGGCGTGAGGTCTGACCCATGTATACATCATCTCACGGGTTCTGGCATGGGGAAGCGTAGTGAACAAGTAATAGGGTTGTGCCATGAGCATCATCAAGGAAACACTGGGGTACATCACAACACTAAGGTTTTTGAAGAGAAGTTTGGTACGCAGGAATATTTACTAGAGGAAATGAACAAACTAATAGCCAAATGAATGTTTGACTACGGGTTTGTTTTAGTATAACATTAACAATAAATCAACGAGTGAGGAAATAATGAATAAATTATTAACAGCATTGAATGAGTTTCAAAAGCTCAGTGTCAGTGCATCTAAGGGTGGAACTAACCCACACTTTAAATCCGAGTACAGCACACTGGAGAATGTTATTAAAGCAGTCAGTCAGGGTAGCCAGTTCGGTCTTGTGTTTACACAAGAGGTAAACTTTGTAGATGATATGGGAAAGGTGTATGTGGAAACAAGTATAAGACACATAGATTGCAAGGATGTCATACAATGCAGAGTCCCCGTGTTTTGCAAGGACATACACAACCCACATCAACTGGGTAGTGGGATTACTTATGCAAAACGATATGGGTTGCAATCACTTTATGGACTGCCATCTGAGGATGACGATGGAGAAAAAGCAATGGAGGGTAAGACCCCCAACAGCACACCAAAGATTGTAAAAAATGATAAAACTAAAACAGATATACAAGGAGATTTAGCAAAGCTAAAAGAGAAAATCCAAACTAAATCTGTGGGAGTAGAGGAACTTGGGCAAAACATATAACCTGAGAGCCAGTAGGATAGCTAGAGTGATAGGCATGGACGCTTATTGCTCTAGGCAAAACTACTTCGAGATACTGGTGGGGAACAAAGAAGAAAGACCTGTTAATGAATTGTATGTGGCACACGGAAACGAGTGTGAGAAGTACGGCATTGCACAAGTAATGCTAACAACAGGAGAGATAGTGCGTAGTTGTGGCACTGAGTTATTGGGAGAACAGATTAACACCGAAGTGTTTTACATCGGCAACGAGAACACTAAAATTGTTTT